TATCCAGTTATGTTATTGAAAGCTTTGCTAAAATCAATATTATTACCTCTATCCTGTCTTACTTCATAAAGTAAATTATTAAATTGATCTCTAATTTCGTATAAGTTGTATTGTTTGTAGATGTTGTTTCCACTATCGTAAATTGTGTAAATACCATCATCCATAGATTTAGTTTGATTACCATAAAGAGCAATTGCAAGTGTAGAAATATCCTGATCCACAATTTCAATTTCAGTTGTGATTGGATTAAAATAGGTATTTGTTATAATAATATTTTGGTTTGGTTGTCCGATAAATGGTGTTGCGTTTGGTTTATTTGTTGGTGATGACGATGGTGATAATGTGCAAAAAAGTAAGTTTGAAGTTCCTTCAACATAGATATATCTAATTGATTTTTGACTTGTATTTGTCAAATTTTGAACCACTGGCTCACAATAAAAAGATGATGTAATAATCCTAAAGAAGTTGGGAATTTTACTACCATCAGAGTTTAAATATTCAACTCTAAATCCAACAAGTCCTTGATTTACAAATTTATTTCTAAATTGTTGTGGAACATTATTTAAATCAATAACAATCCCCTTAACATTAGGAAGTGCAGATAAAATACCACAATCAGTAATTGTTGTTCTAATTTCGGCTGGTCTAATATAAAGTGTATAAATACCAAGTTTATTAAACTGATCCGCCGGTAATTTTAAATTGTAAAGACCACCAAGAACCTCGTTGTTTGCCCCACCAGTATTGGCGTTATTGAAATATGGTCTTAATATTGTCTTAGCGTCAAGTTTTGTCAATACAAAATTATCAGTCAAATCTCTACTTGGGGTATAATTTAATATTACCTCAACATCGTCGGGACTGACATCCGCACTTCTTATTACTCCATAGGATCCGGTAGCCACTTTTTATGTTTTATAAATTTATTGTTCTTTTGTTATAAATACTTATGCAGTATCTTTTTTGACTTTGAAAAATCCATATCCGTATTTTTCTAAATCACCAACATTATCAACCTCACCTATTCTCTCAATATACTCCAAAACAGCCTGTTTTCCTCGTTCAACAAATACATTTGTTTGGACTTCCGGTTGATCTATCACATTCAATAAGCCTTCATTTTTTGTAAGTGCCGACATAACAAGGTCGTCTTGTCTAAATCCAGAAGAATATGTGACATATAAGGTATAGTCCTCAAAGTCATAATAGTCAATATTGTTTATCGTATATGATATATATGTGTTTGATGGATCCGGTCCCCAAACTGTTCCAACACAACCGGTTGTTCCGGTTACTTGGGTGCCAATCTTGTATTTACCAGCAAACAACATATCTTTTGGACCATATTGTGCCAAATCGTTAATTGACGATTCAGTAAATCCACTGATAATAAAAGGAACTGAAGTATAATTACTACTATAAAAATCTGATAAATTTGTATTTGAATCACCACTAAAAATATAATCATAACTTATTGGTGTTCCAGACCAACTTCCCCCAGCCGGAAAAAATACAGCATTACCATTTGGGTTCGGTATTGTTATTTGTGTTACTGGAACTTTAATTGTTTTTTGGACAACCGAAACACCCCAAGGTGAGTTAGCTGTCATTGTAATTGTATATGTTCCATTTGATGCCGGGTATGTATGTGTTATTGGTCCGGCCGATGTTAATGTGATTTCTGGTGTTCCATCACCCCAATTTAATTTATATGTTATAAGACCAAGAAATTTAATCATCTCTTGTTCTGATGTGTTATAAAAAATATAATTATATGGGTTTAATGTGTTTGCTGTAAAAATAAAATTATTGATTACTTCTTTTTGTAGAACAGCCCCATCAAATGTTGAGTAATATCCAATATCAACAGCAGATTGTGTAAATAAAATAGGTATTGTTAATCCTGTGAGTAAAGATGTTCCATTTGTTCCACCAGATAAAAGATCTCGCATTGATAGATAAAGTCCTGTTGTTCCGGTAATTGTATTCTCGGTTGTTGCAGTAATAAAACAACAATTGTCAATATCATATATTACTTCGGTTCCTGCGGTATATGGAATATTTACCAAATCCGAAAGTATATTTTCTGGTGATATTTTAAAATAATATTTTTGTTCTTCCATTATGGATTTACATATTCATACCATTTTATCGGATTTGGAGTATCTCCAACCCTCGTGTTTGTTGAGGTTTCAAAAACCTCATATGTTTTTGTGTTATAGTTCAAATTAACTTTATAGTAAAAATAATCGCTACCCAAGAAATTAAATCTTGATGGTAAGATTTGTGGTTGGACTTTATTTGTCATTGTCGCATAAACCCCTCGTCTTCCATTAAAGAATTTTGCTGACATATAAAACTCATTAATGTTTATAAAATCTCTTTTTCTTAACCAATAAATAAAAAACCCTTCCTTATCTCCAATATAATCCAAGGCAAATTTTGGTTTCTTAATATCAACATTTGGTAATAATGATGAAAGTGAAACACTTTCGGTCTGGCCTTGTTGAACCGGTAATATTATTGAGAAATACAAAGTTTGCGTTTTGTCTTCCGGTGTGTCATAAAAATCCAACTTAAAGAACGACTTTGTGAATGGTTTTGTAAAATAATAAATATCTGAAGGTGTAAATCCTTGATTTTGATATGATATATCCCAATTGGAGATTGTTAATGTGCTTGCGGTTATTGGTTGCGAATTATCAAAAAATGAAAACTCATAATTTATTTCTGTTGATTGATTTAAAAATTGATTATGTGTAAATCTTAATGTTTCAAAATCATTGGCAATCCCAATAACTTCCTTTACCATCTTTTTTTGATATTCTTCAATACTATCATCCCTACCCATAAAATCCCAATTTAATTCAACGGGAACATTAACATACTTGTTAGTATCTGGAAGAACAATTTTTATTTTATTCACACTCATCTTCGGTAGGTGTTACAATTTCATTTATGTTTTGTAGGTTAATACCTTCTGGATAAACTCTAAATATATAATTAGCGTATGGATAATGTTTTCCGTTCAAAAATGGATAATCCACACCAATATCTGATGTGTCAATAAAGCCATAAGTATAAATGTCTCTCCACCTAAAACTATTTGATAAATCCGAATAGTAAGCATAATCCGGAACACCTAAAACACCGTCTCTTGGTGCTTCCTCAATATAATCAGAAAATACTCTAATTGTTAATGCTGAATGTGGTCTATAATAATACCCAAGTGGATTTGTTGATGGTGAATCTGATGGAACTTCAAAGAAAGTACCGTTAAATGTTATTTTATGGTTAATTTCTGATATAACCCTTTCATTTTGTTCATAATCATTCCATTCACAATATGAACCATCAATAACATCACCAACATTTAAATCGCCATTATAATAAAATGGACCTTCAGGTGGTAATGTTGATGAGTTATATTGTAATTGTGGAATACCTGTTGATGATAATGGATTTGTTTGATCCCACCAACTATTTGGTAGGTTATTAACCAATGGAGCATTAAAATCAAAACCTTGTTTTAGATTTTTGGTCCAACCAAAATACCCTTTCCAAATTGTTGTAAAGTGTAATTCTGTTATTGGTCTTTTTTGATTATCTCTCAATGAGTTAATGTCAATATCACAATTAAACGAAAGTGTATAACTTTGATTTCCTTCTTTTATTGATGTTCTTTCAACACCATCTGGTGTAATTACGGCTTTTTCAAGTTTTGATTTTGACCTAAAATTATTAAGTTCAAACCCAGCCTTAACCAATACCGCACAATCAGCATTTGTTAAAACTTTATGTTTTCTTACATAATATTTTGAGGTTGTTTCTTTGATATTCTCATTATTTATTATTCTCTTAAAACTACCAATTGTTCCAGTTTGGAATGTGGTTCCGGTATAACCAACATTATCAATATTAAATATGTATAAATCACTACCATATCCAACATCACCAATACTACTTACTTGAAATATACTATTCCCATTGTAGCTAAATGGTAATTTTACATACTCACCAGATTGTAGTCCGTGTTTTACCGGACATTTAAACGATATTTCATTTTGGTTTTGATCCGTACCAACTGAAATCCTAAATGGTAGTCCGTCATTTGCTGTCCAATACCAAGATGTTTGAGTTTGGGGATCAATAGCGTATAATGGTTTATTGTAGTCATTATCATAGACATATGTTATATAATGTGACCAGTTATATGTGCTAGCACTTTTGTTAATAAAAGTTAAATGGTTATTTGGTGGTTTGGTATAACCAACGGTGTTGTTGTCAGTTCTTATTAAATCAAATTCAAAATATTGGGGATAGCCCTGCCAAGGAATATTTGGATTTGTAATTTGGGAAACTTTATTTTTTATTGCATTTGTATAATAAAGATTGTTTCTAAATGGTGCATAAGTTGTTTTCCCAATAAACTCATTTTGAAATATAAAAGAATATTTACAACTTGGTCTAAATACTGTTGATGATTGTCGTTCTTCGTCAAAAACAGTTTGTAAGCTTAAATCAACATTTCTGTCAAATTCAATAATTTCTTTTTGATTACCATTCAAACTGACATCCAATGACAAATTAGTATCTTGTGATGATTTAAATCTTTCACTTCCTAATACTATTGTTGTTGTATTATCTATTCCCATTAGTCTTCCTCTGTTTCTAAATATGTTTTTATGAACCGATTTAGTGCTGTTTTACCATTTTTTAAACCAAAGTAGAAATGATTTGGCCCACCAACTAAAAATGGTGTTGAAGTCCCACCATTTGGTTCTGGTGTTAAGGTTCCGGTAAAACTATAAAATGGTGTAAAATTGGTTATAAAACCTAAATTTATCGCTGGCGAAGTTGATGTTGGTGTTGTAAAATAATCTCCAGAACTTGCATCAAATTGTTGATATTTCTTTTTATAAAATGGTGAAGTTGTGTACCAATTGTTGGTTTCATTACCAAAAATACTTGTATTTGAATTTAATTTCCACTTATAATTAGGGACTTCTTGTGTTGATTGGTATCCATAATAATCTTGTAATAGTGGTGAAATATTATATATTGAAACACCGGGACTTACCGCTCTTCTATTTTTATATTGTTGTTCATTTAAATCATAAAAAATACCAAAAACAGGTTTTCCAGATGTATCTTCACCAAGATAAATTTGATTATCCGGATAATTCCCACTTATAAATGGATTTATTTCATATTCAGAATTTATAGAAAATGATTGTGCAAAATCACCATCAATTCTGTCCCCTTCTCTTGAAAAGAACTGATTAACTGAGGCGTCCCCAACACTAAGTAATTGTTGTGCCCAAGTAGAATTTAATAATCTAGAAACAATACCTAATTGTAACAAATCTGAATTATCATTATATGTGCTACTTTTTATGGTGTTAATTAAATATTCACCAGAAAAAGTTGGGTTTGCACATATTTCAGCAATAAACTCATCTCTATTACCCAAATCCATAATTGTTGTTGGAAATAGTATTTGTTTTTCATTTTGTGACTTGTCTGATTGTGGTGCTGGTAATAAACCTGGTAATGCAGAAGTTGGTGCTGGTGGTAATGCACCAATAAAATTGGTTCCATCCCATGGGGAGCTTCTATAATAGAAATTATTACTTATATCGTTAAAAATAATAATATCATTACAATATTCATAATTAGTTACTTGTCCTGTTATATTAAATATTGTTCCTTTATTAAATGTTGGCATATATAATACACCATTTATCCAATTGTTTTGGAACATATGACTAAATACACCACGACATGCGGCAAAATTTATTCTAAACCTTGCAGACCATTCTAAAAATAATTTTATGTCGTCGTCAATACTAGATATATATGGTTTGTTTAATAGATAATAGCAACCACCCTTTACTTTATCATCTTTTGAACATTCTTGATTTATACCAAAATTAACACCAGAACCAGTATAACATTTTAACTCAACTAACCCATTACAACTTAAAGATTCCACAATTGATGTTCCAATCGCACCAGAATAATCTAAATCTTGTGATACTCCGGTTGAATCTGGACTTGTGGATGTTGTTGAAAGTGGTGCCGATAATATACCCTCATTTGGTATTTTGTATATTGCAAAACTATTATTTTGGTGTAGTGCAAAACTTGTATTTGGATTACCAACAGATCCTTCACTATTCGTTGATGTTGGTAGTCTATCACTTCTCATAATAATACCTTGTGGGTTATTAAAATTAACACCTGGTAGTGTAGAATATGTGTGATAACCAGGTGAATATAACCACCAATAAACAGGACTCCGATCGTAATCACCACCAATAAATCGATCAGATCTTAATCTTGGACTTATTAAAAATGAACCACCACCAACATAGTAAGATTCTAATGGAGATATTAAATCATTACCTGCTGTATTTTGTGGTCCTGTTGAATCTGTGAGTTGATCATCTTGACGATTATTTGGGTTTGACAGTGAATTTCTAAAAGGTAGCATTAGGTTATATACCTTGAAGTCTCCACCAAACGAAAGGTTTTGATTAAGTCTATTTGTTGTTGGTACAATAAGATTATTTAAATTTAAATTTGTTGCTAATCCTAAATCTGGTCTATAATTACCAGGTAAATTAGAATTATTCCTATCTGTTGATAAATAATAATATGGTAATTTTGAGTTTGTATTCGTATATTGAGAGAACAACATAGTGTCTGGAGTAAAGGTAAATGATGGATAATAATTTTTTCTATCCGTTGGTGAAACACTTGGTGAATTATCATTAGTATTATGTTCAATTGGTTTTAACCCATCAGAATAACCTCTAATTGGATAATTTAATTTAAATTTACCTGAAACTTGGACTTGGTTATGATTTGAATAACCAAATATTCGACCTAAACCATATGTTATATTTTGTTTTTCAGTGTAAGGATCCACACCTCTAACTAATACCAAAATACTTAACTGGTCCCACTGTTGGCATTGTGTAAATAAAGAAGACCAACTTTGGGTATAATCATCGTTTCCATCAAATTGTTCATAATTATATCTTATTCTATGTAAAAGATATTCACTTGGAAAAGAACCTCTTGTTAAGTTACTTTTATTTAAAAATTCCTGAGTTGTCATCCCAGTCACTACTTGGAAATATTCAATATCACTAACAAATTTATAATTTGTTTTTGTATTCCCTGTTTGTATGATTTGTATTGTTGTTGATAAACTATTATTAGGATTATTAGGATTAGCATACCAAATTGTTTTTGATATTGTTGTTCCGGTTGTTGTTGTACCAGTTATAGATGAAGTTCCAAATTCATTTGTTATTGTTCCACCAGTTGAGTCTGTTAATCCTGTTAATCTTATTAAGTCTGGTGATAATGCTGGATTTTGAAATGTTAATAAATCTCCGGATTGGAATTCTGATGTCATTCCAACATCACAAAGTAAAATAACGATTTGGTCTTTAAAATTTGGTGACCCATTAACACTTGTTGTAATTTGATTAATACCACCAATACTTGATGAGGCACTATCAAAATATTTATCCCTCAAATTAAATGAATTTAATTTTTGTGGCCAAGGTTCTGTAACAGGATAACCGAATTCATCCCTACGACGATTACAATCTTCGTTTCTTGTTATAAAAGATCTTGAACCTCTTCTCCAAGAAACTGCAGGATCGTCAACACCAGAAAAAATTTGATTATAACTATTTGTCGCTTCTAATGTTACACTAGTTGGGCACTCATCCTCATACAACTTATTTAAATATGGATTTCTATTATAATTTGCCGTATCTCTACCACATTGGTAATTTGTTGATGTACTAATATTAGCTAATTTTGAAAAATTACCTTCGCCTGTTCCAGATGCAAAACTTTCAACTTCATCAAAATCTGATCCCCTATCTTCACACGGACAAGCATCACAATCTGGATATGAAATCATAGGTAATGCAATTTTTGAGAACCCTTTTTTTGCTATAATTTTTGGTGCTATTTTTATTAAAAAAAAGGCTAATATTGCTGAATAAATCACAATAGCTAAAAGATTACCAATTAACTGACCTAGAGCAAAGGGTACGGCACCTGCAACATTACTCGCCGCTTGTATTATTAGATAAGTTAGTAATAATGGGATGAATATTACAATAACCCATTTAAAAATTGGCCAAATTGCCGCAATAAAATGTGCTAAAGATATTAGAATTATTATTGGAAATTTTAAAATAAACAATAATATACTTACGACAAACTCAATAAAATCAAAATTTCTTTGTAGGTCATTTACTGGAAATTTATTATTTTCACTCTGACAAGCTCTATTTGTTATTTCTTTTATACCCAAATGTCTTGATCTTCCTTTACCATTTTTATATCTATCAATAAACGAACTTACAGTATATACTTTATTATAATTAAATTCATAAAAAGTATCTTCACAATCAATTGCCGATTGTTTATCCGCATAATCATCCCAATCCAAACTAAAGGCGTATGATTTTAACACTTCAAAATAATTTTGTGGTAAAAAAGTAATATTAAATGTCTGTGATTGTGTGTCATCAATTGGGTTTGAGATAAACTGAATTGTGTCGCCAGCGGTAACCGGTATTGATGTTGTATCACCAAAATATGGTTGTCCGTTTATTATAACTGTTAAATTTGATGAATTTATTGTATCTTCAAGTAAATAACCACCAGTCCCAACTACTGGTATTGTTGATCCTGTTACAGTTCCAGCTGGTAATGTTACTGTTACTTGAGACGCTGAATTAGGATTAAATGGGTCGTTCCCAGATGATGTCCATCCGTGTTCTTTTATATTTGGGACAAGAAAATTACCTCTTAAAAAATCATTTTGAATTCCTTGTTCGTTTTGCCATTTGATTTTAAATCTATATTTTCCTTTAGTTGGTATTCCTTTTTTAGGGTCGTTTGAAATGACTTGTTGTCCAAACTCATTTGTTATAACATAATTAATATTCATAGGAATATTAATCATCCATGTTCCATTCTCATCAATTAATTTTCCACCCTCTTCAAATTTAAATTCTTCCAATGCTGGATTTCCGTTGTTGTCAGTAAAAATTGTTTGCCTAATTGCCAATATTTGTCCAGGACCTGCAATTAAATCACACATATTACCAGTATCATTTTTTGGTTTGCAATTTCTTTTAATCGCATCTTCATTTGTTGTCGAAACAATTGAACCCATAAAAACCGCTGTTGGTTCAATTTTAATATTTGCTTCGGCCGTTAAATCAAAATCAACTCTTGTAATACCAAATTGACAAATATCAACATCACCCCAAAATGGTGAAACTTCAACAACTCTATTTAAAGTTTTAATTTGTGGTAATTCACTTAGGTTTGAAGACGATTTAAATCTATTCCCATTTACTTGTGACGGACTAGCAACACCGGCGTCGATTAAATCTTGTGGTGATAATGAAAAACAACCAATGTCCGATAAATCAACATCCATTACCAATGTTTGAGTTCCGGTTGGAACGCCAAATATCATAAAGTCACCACTATCATTTGTCTTTACCGAAAACTTATAATACTTATCATACACTTCAATATATGATTGATCTAGTAAAACTTCTTGTCTTGTTGGGAATGTTCCTGTTGCGGCATGAACCGAATAAGATGGGTCTTTTGGTAATAAATTATATCTATAACCTTCTTCATTTAAGTCTGATAAATTTTTATATGGATATAACTCAGAGATTATTGGATTTGTTTCATCCTCTTGTGTTAATGGAACGAAAACAGATACTTTAGCGTTTGGAACCCCAAAACCACCATTTACCAATACCCTACCAACAACAACACCATAGTCAGAACAAACTCTTGTATAAATGTCAGATTCATTTATTTTTAGTGAAAGTATCTCTAACTGGTCAAAATCTTGTTCTAACTTGACATTTATGTATTTGTCTTGACCAATTTCGGTTCTTATTCTATATGATTTGGGCATTAAATTCTACTTTTTTGATAAATAGTTTATTTCCTATTTTAGAAAAATAAGATTAAAACCCAATAAATAAATTATTATGAAAAATTCACGGTTTTTAGATTAATTACCCTAACATTAATATCTTTGTTTGGGAATCTAATTTGATAAATCTGTGTTGGTTCGGCAAAAATTGTGTCGTTAATTAACTGAATTTGTTTTGTTGCCGCATCAGAATATCTTTGTGATGTTTGATTTGATGAATATTGACCCCCAACTTTATTGTAGAATCTAATATCTGAAATACTAACAATACCATTTTCGTTTTGAATAATTCTTCTCAATTCTGATACATTAACATTTTGACCCAATTGTCTTGTTGTAGGGCTAAAGAATGTTGTAACCAAATTAATGAGTTTAGACACAAGCGCACCTTGGTTTTGTGTCGCATCCAAAACAACATCAACATCAATAGATAAATCAATCGGATTTGCACTTTCAATGGAAATATAATCATTTATCATTCTATAATTTGAAAGATAATTGGCGACATTATTTTTTAATGTGTTTGATATTGTGTCAGTTAAATTACCACTAGCGTCAAATGACAACATTTTAATTTTAATCTTATTATTTTCTTCTGTGATTGATACTTTTGCTGGAGCTCCAAATTGTGATGGCATTGTTCTAATTAATGACTCATAATCGTTAATCGTT